ATAGGCAAAGGGGGTACTTAATGCGAAGACCCCCCCTCCCCTTAAAATATATATAAGAATTACTCTACATATACAATGTATTAATCTTTATATACTTTTTTATATATTCCTAATATATTTAATTGTAAAATTTCATCTATGGCTTCTTCACGGGCCAACTCTTGATCAGCTTCACTTAGTTCATCAGATGTCCTAATGACTCTAGCAAGATATTCATTAGTCATGTAGCCTTGATCTTCATCAAAAGCACACCAGTCATCAAATTGAGTGAAGGGGTCATATGGATTATCACTAGTAGTTAACATCATATGGGACATTCATCTCACTTCCTTTCTTATTATTAATCTAAATTATTTATAGTTGAAACAGAAACTCCAAGAGCATCAGCAACCTCTGATTGAGTATAACCTGACTTGAGTAACTGTTTAGCTTTAGTTGTCTTAGTCTTTGTCATAACTCTATTAGTTCTAGGAGTAGCCAACTCTTTAACTCTATCCAAATCAGAATTACTTAGTATGTTACCAAGTTTACTACCAGATATAGCGCCAGCTTGAATAGCTTCCCATTCTCTACTGGAGATCTTAATCTTAGTTTTATTAGCACCAACTCTTGTTCTCGCTTCATCTAAAGCTTGTCCTTTAAGCCTTTTAAGGTCTGATGCAGACATGTCGGGGTTTGATTGTTTCTTTGAATTCACGGTCATGTTTGCTATCAACTGGGCTTGTCTTTCTAAGGGTTTGTTTTTATACGCTAAGTTTAATTGAGCATTTAAAGATGCCACCTCTTTAGCATATACTTTTTTAGCTGATGGGGAATAAGGTAGGGGTTTTAAATTGTATGACTCTTTTCTAGCAGCATTACCTAACGCTTTCATCTTATTAGCATGGTCTGCATATATAGTTTCAATTAATACCCCGGATGATAATTTATGTGCATCATCAGTTTCATACATTTTAGTTGATTTAGTAGTCTTTTTAATTGTCTTGCCATCTTTATTAACGTATGACTCATCAATAGTTTTGTATAACTTTTTACCAGTTTTAGGATCAATACCTGCTTCTTTTCTATAAGTAACTCTTTGTTGTGAACTTGCTCTAGAAATAATTGTAGAAGCTCCTTTAGTTGGTCCACCTTGATACTTGGCTTTTAATGATGCTATACCATTATCTTTATAAGATTGTTTATGGTTTAATTCATGTTTCTCAGCATCTATTATAACCATTGAATGTTTAACGGCTCTAGCTAATTCTGAACTACTAGCACCTTTAATAGTCATATCAGTAATTAAGTTAGATACTTTACCCATTTTAATCTGCATGTCCTCATGGTTAATCGGCGGCATACCTTTATACTTAGGATAAGCAGCTTTAGGGTCAAACTCTAATAATGATTTTATTGGAGCTGACTTCTTTATATTAATACCTCTTGTTGGTATAACTAATACTGAATCACCATCAAAATCTGCTCCAGACATTTGTTCTGCAACTTTAGCATTAATACCAACAGCATCTTTAGCTTGACCTAGTAATTTTTTAGCTACGGGGTATTTATTATTAACCTTTAGCTCGGGTATCTCGAACACACCACCATGAGGATATCTAATCAACACAACTTGTTCACCATCTCTATATCCAGGAGCATATATTTCAGTTTCCTTCATTTTAGGAAATGGTAGTATTACATGAGACGCTTGTCTTGGTAATGCTGCAGCCTTTAAATGTACAGCTGCTGAATCAGCACCATCAGAAAACTTATCAAGTAATATCTTCTTTACAGATGGATTAGTTAAACTCATAATATCATCATATTCTTGTTTCTTTAAATCATATGCTAAACCTAATTGTTTCTTAGCAATCACTGGTCTTTGTTTGGACAACATTTGAGACGATAAGTTTTTAGACCATTTACTCCAGTCACCTTCTTCATTTACTATGTTTAAAGAAGATAACTTTTTCTCACCATTTTTATCAATATAATGTCTTTGTCTTACTGTAGCCCCAAAAGGATTATCAGTATCTATTTCACCAGTCTCTTTATTCACTTTCATTTTTTTTAAAACTTCTTTAATTGATTTATCTTTTGATTTATTCGTGTTAAATACAATATTTACACCATCAGGCATGTTGTCGCTATACACTGCCATACCTTTTAAATAATGAGTACCATCTACACCAATACGAACTTGTGCATATTTAGCTCTACCTAATGATAAATTATCAACACCTCTTCTTAATTCAATAACTCCATCTTTATCACTACCGCCTTCTTCAGCGTATCTTATTTTTATATCTTTAGAACTTACTGAATGTATTGGTTTTATTCCTAAATATGATCTTCCACCATCTTCTGAATAATTAGATATAGTCTTTATATTAAATCTATCTTTATATAATTCAGAATAAGGAACATCATCTTTTGTTAACACCATAATATCTGTTTGTTTACCAGTACCTAATTGTGTTACTTTAACATGTGATGTTTTATAGCCATTCTCTTTTAAATCTTCTATAGCTGTTTTTAACTTTGTTCTACTAATACCTAAATGACATTCTGTGCCAACTCCAACATCTAAATATTTTTTCTTATCCACTTCAGCCATTAACATATTAGCTGTAGCTTTAGTAATGTTATTCTTTTCATGTATAACTGGATTTAATAATGATCTAACTGAAGATTCATTAATACCCATTCTTTCTCCAATTGCAACATTAGACATTCCTTTATCTTTTAATCTTAAAGCAAATGAATAATCAGCTTTCCTTTTTTCAGCCTTAGCTAATGATCTCTTAGCTCTAAGAGTTGTAGTAGACATACCTAAACTTTTAGATATTTCAACATCAGTCATTCCATTCTTTTTTAAATCATCAATATAAGCTAAGAAACTTGTTCCTCTTTGTTCTGCATTACCACCTGATCCAAATGGGTATCTTCCTGATCTTTCTTTAACTCCATAATGTTTAATATTCATTTATACCCTCCAATTTAAGTTTATTTATAATCTTATCGGAATTCTTAATTTTACTCATTATATACATAATTTCATCTGGTTCTGGATATTCTTTCATAACAGAATCATTTTGATATATTCTTAATTTTATTTCTATATCATTAACTTCTACATCATACTCTAAACAAAATAATGCAGCATATATTTTAAGTTGCATAAATGATGTCTTTGATACACCAGTTTTTAAATCGTGTATTCTTAATACTCCATCTTTAAATAATATTGTATCAGTTGTACCAAAACAATTGAACGAATAGAATAACACTTTTTCTGATAACATCTTATAACCAATTGCATCATTAACATACATATTTAAAGTTTTATTATTTCTAGGTAATTTCTCACCTAACTCTATTAAATCACTAGCTAGCTCATGTAATCTTGTACCTCTAATTCTAGCTTGTTGTGTTATATATGATTGTGCTAAACCTTCTTCATCTTTATTAATCCAATGATAGTTGCTAGCACTAAGAAATGCATGTTGTCCCTCTAGATCTGAATGTTTCTTGAAGTTCATACAACACCTCCTTTTTATTCTCAGGATATATAGTCATAGAGAATGACATCTTATCCATTAAATCAATATAATATTCTTGATTTGGTCTATATGGTGCATTCTTATCTTTCTTACCTTCTAACGATGCCCAAGTATGTTCATGTAAAATTAAAAGGTCTGGTATACCTTGATATTCGTTTGGGTCAAGATGAAATACCATACATCCAGGAAACATATTTTTTATTTCTTTTATTAATTCAGTTTTAAATCTATTTTCTAACAAAAATTATCATCTCCTTAGAAAAATAGAAGTGTGTGCAAATGTGCACATTCTTCCTTCTATTATATGCTGTGTTTTTCACGCGAGGGCGTGTATAAATTATTTTTTTATATAATCTTTTTCTTGAAAATTCTTTTTACTTTTTAATGCTTTAAATATTGATACATCAATGAATGATTTTGATCTAATATGATAATAATATAAATCAGTATACGGAGTATTCAATCTATCTATTCTACCAGCTGCCTGATTCATTATTTTATATGAATAATTTTGAGAATAGAATATTATGACATTAGTCTCTATACAATTCCAACCTTCTGCTCCTGCTGTGTATTGTACTAAATATACCCACGACTTAGTATTTGGTATTTCCTCATGCTTATGACCATTCCATTCAGCAGTATTAGTTTTCATAGACTCAGTTAATTCTCTAAGTAAATCTAATTCATAATTAAAATTATAAAATATAATTGTTCTCTTATTTTCTAATATTAACTGTTTAACTAATAATACTCTTCTTGAATCTGTATTAACTAATTTACGCATGACTCTAAATAATTCAGCAACATCTTTTATTGGTTCATTCTCAAATACATTCCATCTTTTTTCTTTTACTAAAAAGAATTTATTTGTATCATAAGGAGCCATTAATTCTTTATGGTGTTGAGTAGTATGTCTTTCAAAGTTCATATCAACATTTATCTTGTTTCTATGTCGCATTAATTTACTAACTTCTATATATCTATCTATCTTAGGAAATTTAGAATATCTACTATATACCACATGTGTTCTTATAAAATCAGTCTTATGTTTATAAAAACCATTAGCTATAAATACTGGCATATAATCCATCCATACATCTCCAGGTGTTGCACTTAGTAATATCCAATCATTATTCTTAGTTATTTTTAAAAACGATTTAGTCCATGCTCCATACCCAACAACACGCTGTTCATCAAAAATAAAAAATGAGTTATTGATGTCAACATACTTTTTAATGTTGTTCCATGAATCTATATATATTTGTATGTTATTTGGGTTTGACATCTCATCAGTATATAAATCAAAAACTTCTAATTCTTTCTCCCAATCTTTTGTATCTCTTTTTCTTGCAGTTGTTATAATGTATAGATTTTTAGGTTTAGTCATGTTATCACAAACCTTCTCTATAAAATATGAAATAGAAGTTAATGATTTACCAGAGCCGACTCCACCCCTAAG